TTATAGCATTTTTAATGTTATTATAGGCTCTTGCTGTACCTGAAGTAACATCAGATACAACACTAGTTGCTGTATTGCTAGCAGCAGTAGCAACAGTACTTGTAGCTGTATTCACACTCTTATTAACAGTAGAAGGTAAGCCAGTTACAGAATTAAAAAAGTCTTTTGGTCCTTTAGCAGAGAAACCGCTAGCGGCTTGTACAACTTGATTCTCTAAATTGTTTACAACACTATCAGCAGCAACATTAGCTACCATATCCACAATAGGGCCACCCTTTGAAAGCTTCTTTTTATTTCTAGGGGATAAGGTATTGCATATCTTATTAATATTACTGTTTACTTCAGATGTTAACTTGGCTGTATAAAAATTTGTATTCTTAACATCTTTTATTATATCTAAACTTCCAGTAACAGAAGTCGTTAAAGTCTTTCTTTTAAAATCTAACGTACCCAGCAATGATATTTCTGCATTAAGATGCTTGTTAATTTTCTTATTAAGTTCAATAGCACCAGCAGCACCAGCACTTGTTATAACACCATTAACACTCACACCGTTAGGTATACTAGGTGTTATGCCTCCAAATGGAATGTTTGGAGAGGATATATTACTAAGTAAAGAACTTACAGCACTACGCAAACAATTTTTAATACCTAATCTTAAAGTACCTTTTATTTGAGTCAAACTACCTCTTACTGCAACAGTAGCAATACCAAATGAGGATTTTGCAAAATTACCTACAGCTCCAACAGCTCCTGTTACACCATTTTGAATGGTATTACCTGATACTAATCCAGACACAGTTGATTTGGCTCCACCAACTGTAGATACAACTGCCCCTTTTAAGGAAGCTGAACCACCTCTAACAAACCCACCTATAGAGCCTCTCACACCATCACCTGAAACAGCTCCACCAATAGCCCCACCCAAAGTGTTGATTGCTACATTATTTAATTTTGTACGAGCAGCACCTGAGGCAGCGGTTATGCCATCTTTAACCACCCCATTTGGATTCTTTACTAATGTCTTTACTGAACCAACTAAACCTTTTACATTGGCATTAATCGGAGGCAAAGGAGGAGCAGCTATGTTTATGCCAGTCTTAGCGTTGAGTTGATCGGTTAAAGACTGTGGAACAGATGTAACTCTTCCAATCTTCTCATCAACAGCGCTGATAGTCTTAGTAATATTCTTACTAAAATTTACAGGGTTAAACTTTTCTAATGCAGCCATTTAAATTATTTATTTGATTCTCTGAGTTTTGACACTATAATGACAGAGATGAATATTAAAGTATCTCATGAAGTACCTATTAAGCTCCTTGATTATTCTCGAAACTTTAACGATTATGACTACTGTCTGGTACACCTACTGGATCAGAAACCGGAGTATAAGAAATATTATCAGTCTTGTAAACTCTATGACCGAGAATTGCTCTTGGATAATAGTATTTTCGAGCTTGGTAAGGCTTTCGATTCTGATAAGTTTGCTGAAAAGGTTGTAGAAATTGAACCTACTTATTACATTGTTCCTGACTCTCTGCAGAACTGTGAAGAGACTATTAGCAATTGGAAGAGTTTCGTTGCTAAGTATAATGACTTGCCTGGACTTAAAATTGGTGTCGTGCAAGGCAATACCTGGCGAGAACTTAAGTATTGCTATCAGTTCATGAACGAACATGCTGACTATATTGCAATCTCGTTCGATTATGCGTATTATTTGGTTACTGGAGAGTCTCCTACTAATAACAAGCTCGAGCTCTGGTGCTCTGGACGTCAACGACTCATTCAGCAACTTATGGATAGTGGCATCTGGAATACAAAGAAGCCTCATCACTTGCTTGGTTGTTCATTGGCTAAGGAGTTTAAGGCCTATATCGGTCAAACATCTATTCGCTCCGTCGATACTTCGAACCCAGTTGTTGCAGCCTTGCATAATCTCAAGTATAACGGTGATCTTGGATTGAAGACTAAACCGAGTACCAAGTTGGCTGATCTTATTGACTCTGAAGTTAGCAATGAGCAAATGGATCTTGTTGAGTACAATGTTGGAGCCTTTAAGGAGATCCTTGGGCGTCCCTCTGATAACTTCCTTCGAAAATTTTAAACTATGAAGAAATGGATAGCATTTTTCTCTAAGTCAGGAAGCGAGATTGCTGAATTAAGCAATCGATTGGGACGGTGGCCTGATCTCATCGTTACTAATCGTAATGATGTAAATGATTGTAATTTAGCATTAGTTCAATACATTCAGAACAACTTAGATAAGATTGAATATATTAAGAACGATCCATCTGAATTAGATTATACAAATGCAATAAACTCTTTCTGGAGTACAGATTTGTTTATTACATTGCATGGATACATGCGGATCATTCCAAAGAAGATTTGTGAGACTTATGAGATTTATAATGGGCACCCTGGGTTAATTACTAAGTACCCTGAACTCAAAGGTAAAGATCCACAGCGCAAGGCCTGGCTTGGCGCATATAAGACTTCTGGTTGTGTAATTCATAAGGTTACTGCAGAGGTTGATGATGGTGAGGTTCTTGCTGAAGTTGAAGTTCCAATTGGTGGGACACTTGATGATACAATTAGCATCTTGCATAAGAACTCTATTGATTTGTGGGAAAATTTCTTGAGAGATAAGCTTATAGAGAAATCTAAAATTACAACTGATTATAGAGAACTTGTAAGAAATCATGATTACTCAGTTGAATATTGTGAACATCATTACCCGGAGACTATGCAAGAGCTGAGACGTTTGCAAAAAGAAGAGTTTCGACTATTCTGTAAAAAGCAGTTTGATTATGGCCCTGGTAATATCTCGGTTGGTCAAGACACAACTACTGCAGATGGTAAGAGAGTTTCTCTCTGCTCTATCGTCTTTAGATGCAATGATAAAGTTCAGCGTTTGTTAAATCTTGTGGTTAAGAATAATAAGTCTGCTCAGAACGAACCTGTTATGGATGCTTTCGAGGATCTTTCTCTTTACGGAAAGATTGCAAAAATAGTTGATAAAGGTGTGTGGGGCAAGTAAAATCAAAGCATGAGAAAGCTGTTTACGTTTACTGGCGCTCAGAGTACTGGTAAGACTACTTTGCTTAATAAGGTAAAAGAATTGTATCCTAATCGATTTGAATATGTAACTGAGGTAACTCGTCGTATTCAGCGATTAGGAGTTTCTATTAATGATAATGCTAAAAACTATGATTTGACTCAGTCTCTTATTATTGGAGATCATTTGATTAACTACATGAAGGTGCATGAGCAACGTGAAGAGAATGTTACTGATATCTTGCTCGATCGTTGCATTGTAGATGGTTACATTTATACAAAGTACTTTTATGAGCAAGATAAAGTGTCTCGTACAGTAATGGACTTTGCTGAATATTGGTTTAAAGAACTAACTCCTAAATATGATGTTATTTTCTATACTAATCCTTCTGATGTTAAACTTGTTGATGACGGGGTTCGTAGTACTAGTAGTGGTTTTCGAGAAAGAATTATTGAACTCTATAATACAGAATTTATCGATAAATATGATAATATCTGTACGTTAAATGGCTCTGTTGAAGAACGTATAGAAGTTATGAAAATTGGAATGTTGTATAGTCAATGTAACAACTGCAATATTATGATTGATCTGGATGCTAGCAAGCCCATTCGGAAGCAAAATAATTATTCAGAATCTGCTGGACAATTGTGTGAAGGCTGCTATAATAATCAAAAATAAATTATGAGTGACATTACAAAACATCTTGGTAAGACTAGTGCCTATAAGGCTACTTACGACAAGTCTTTGCTTGTTCGTGAACCTCGTCAACGCAATCGTACCTATCTTGGTATTCAAAACGAGAGTCTTCCGTTCGTTGGATATGATATCTGGAATGCCTTTGAGGTGTCGACTTTGCTTTCTAATGGGTGCCCTGTTAGTGTAATTGCTAAGGTTACGTATAACTGTGACTCTGAATACATTGTTGAGTCAAAGTCTATTAAGCTCTACTTTAACTCCTTTAATATGGAGAAGCGAGCTCATATCAATACTGTTGAAGATGCTATTGAGTTCATCGAAGAGACTGCTAGTCAAGACCTTTCTGATCTTCTTGAAACTAATGTAATTGTTACTTGCTTTAAGACTAGTCAGTATGTTGTTAATGATAATCTTGCTGGTTATCCTGTTCTAGAGAATGAGGTGATGTATGGTGTTGACGAAGAGTTTACTAGCTACTCTGAGAATCCTTTGCTCTTGAAGATTAGTGATGTAACTAAGAAGCCTGTTAAGCAGTACTTTAACTCTAAGCTATTGAAGTCTAACTGTAAGGTTACTAGTCAGCCTGACTGGGGTGATGTGTATATTTACTTGAAGTCTGATAAGCTTGTTGATAAAACTTCTCTGCTTAAGTATATTGTTTCATTCCGTGATGAGTGTCACTTCCATGAAGAGATTTGTGAAGCTATCTATAAACGACTTTGGGATAATTTTGAACCAGAAGAGTTGTTAGTGTTTTGCTTCTATGTTCGTCGTGGTGGTATTGATATTAATCCTATTCGAGCATCGAATATTAATCTAATCGATAATGATATGATTGATCCGTATTTGCCGTTTATTCGAACTGGCAGACAGTAAACAAAGAAAAGGCCGATCTTTCGATCGGCCTTTTTTATTGAACTACTATTGCTTCTAAGATTAGAAGTATACAACAGATGTTGCTGGGGTGAAGGCAATGCCAAGACCCTTAACAACAACCAATGTATAGTACAAGTTAGCACCAAAGATGTTATCGACAACACCATAACGTGTTAGCAAGCCAACACGAGGAGCGAAGTCGTTAGGACCGATTGTGCGTTGTACCATTACTGGGATGTATGGACAATAGATAATACCAGTGTCATAGAACTCTGGTCCCTTATAACCCAATAGTGCGTACTCAACTGTGGTACGTTGACCTGTTAGGTTTTGAGCATCGGTACGAGTATCGCGGTAGACTTGGAAACGACCACCAACTGTACCAACCTTAGCAACACCTGTTGGTTGAGTGTTAACGTTACCGTCAACAGTCATCCAGCTGAACTCAGGAAGAGCCTCGAGAATAGCGCAAACTCTTGGAGTAGCGATAATGAAGTTAGCAGCACCACGGCGGTTACGAACTGCAATTCTGTTTGCTTCAACGATCAACTTCTGATAGAAGTCGCGATTACGCTCAGCCAACCAGCGACCGTCAGCAGCAGAAGCTGTCCAGCTTGTTACGGAACCGTAAGAAGCATACTTCAAGCAGACTTGGATCATTCTGATGACCATTTCACGATCGATTTCAGCCTGGAGCTCATAGCTCATGGCGTTTGTCAATTCAGCATCGATATCGATACCGTTCATGTTCTTCAAGTCCTGCTCCAACTCAACAGACCAACGAGCAGCTAGTCTGCGGGTACCAGCTTCAACGGCTGTCTTCTCGAAGGAGATAGAAGCTGTTGGGATCTGAGAAGTGAACTCGTAGTTGGCTAGCAACTGAGCAACACCTTGATCAGAATCAATAATCTGGAAGTTGGTGTTGTTTTCATATGCTGCTAATTCAGCAGAAGAAGCACCAGTGAAACGGGTGTCTAGGTATTGGTAACCAAGTTCACCAGAATAGGTACCACCGAACGTACCAGTGTTACCTGGGCTCACTACACCAGCAGCAGCAGCCTGCCATGGGTAAGGTCCAGGGTTGCCGTAGGCAGCATCATTGTACTTGCCTGGGATCTGGCTACCTAGTACGTCATTGTCGTACTTGTAACGTAGAGCGAAGGCGAGACCAACTGGACCGCTCATTGGCTGAACACCAACGATTTCGTTAGTGATCAACTCAGGGAAGGTACGGCGGATCATTGGTATCGCCAGTAGAGTTGTTTACGGCTGCACCGTAACCACCCATACCACCTACTGCACCGTATGCGCCACCGAAAGCTGATTGAGTAGATCCAGAAACGTTAGCGCCGGATTCTTCAATGCACCATCTCTCTTGGTTCTCAAGAAGAATGGCAGTGTTAAGACGTGTGTGATCGTCTTCGATGTTTCTCACGTTCTTGCTGTTAAAATCAAGAACAGGTGACCACTTCTCAAGAAGAGCGCCAGCTCTATCTGGAGAAATATATGACTGTGAAGGTCTGATATTTTTCATATGTTTATTTATTTTTAGACATTATATGATGTCAAATCATAATCAGGCTTATGCCTCAATGGAAATTTATTTTAGTGTCTTGATAGCTCCTGCATGTACAACTTCAATGGAGGGTGATCAGAAGCTTCTGATGTACCTTCCTCGATTACCTGTTGAGTATTTTCAACTACAGGGCGATCAAGATTTCTAGAAACAGACTGTGATACAGCTTGCTCGGTTAGAGTCTCGATGTTCTTAGCTTCTTGCTTTTCAAACATCTTGCTTGTATAGTCATAGTTTTCTTTAATGAATTCAGCAGACTTACCCTTGAATACCTTGGCCAAATATGCCTTCTTGTTATCAGATAAACCAGCTGTCTTCTGTTCAAAAATTAAATTAGAGACTGCTCTATTGTAAGATTCATTGAGCTGCTTGTTATCAGCCTTAAGAGCCTCAATGATCTTGGAGCTTTCATCAATCTTTTGCTTACCATCCAATACGGCTTCGCGAATTGATTCTTTACCGAGTACTAGATCGATAGAAAGCATGCTGCGTAGTTCGTTTAGAACTTGAGCAGAGCGTCTGTTTTGTACA